TCCTGCTGTTTTTCTTTCTAGTTAATATTATCAACTAATTTACTTCCTTAATTATCCTAATGCAAACTTACCATTGAGCGGCGTGTTTGAGCTCAGCCCAAATAACAAGGAAAAAGCTTGGTTTTGGGATAGCGAGTAGTGAAAGCGGGATTAGCTCAATATTATGAAATCGGTGAAAACTAGGATTTGAAATTTGGAAATAGCACAAAATAATAACGTAATTTGTGGAAAAATAGCAGAAATGCAAATCATTGAAAGTTTCCAGAACGAAAAAATAAAGAAAATTAGTCGTTGGCTAAGCAAAAATAATGACCGAAAAAAGGCCGAAGTTTTTTTGGTAGAGGGTCAACAAGAAAATGAACGTGCTTTAGATTTTGGCTACGAGGCTGTAGAATTTTATATTGCGCCTGATATTTTTGTGGGAAAAACACCTACCGAAAATGTGAATTTTGTAAGTCAAGCGGTGTACGAAAAAATCGCATATCGTGGGACGACGGAAGGAATAATTGGCGTCTACAAAAATAAGGAACTGAACTTAGCTTCTCTGAAATTGAAAGAAAACTCGACAATTATCATTTTGGAAAGTATCGAAAAGCCGGGAAATCTAGGCGCAATCTTGAGAAGTTGTGAGGCTTTTGGGATTGATGCTTTGATTGTGACGGATCCAAAAGTTGATTTTTACAACCCGAATGTTATTAGAAGTAGTGTGGGTTGTCTATTTGGGATGGACTTTTTCGCTGTAAGTAATGAAGACGCTTTTGAGTTTTTGAAAAAAAATAATTTTGAAATTTACACCACTTTTATGTCGGCTGATGCGCAACCTCTATATTCGCGTGATCTAAAACAGAAAAGTGCAATTCTTTTTGGTACTGAACATTCTGGACTTAGTGATTTTTGGAAGGAAAAAGGTAAAAACACCTTAATACCAATGACTGGAAGTATTGATTCTTTGAACCTGAGTAATGCTGTTGCGATAACTTGTTATGAAGCACTCCGTCAAAAAATGAAATAAAAAAACCGTTTCGAAATCGAAACGGTTTTTTTTTACAAATAATTTTTAATTATTTTGTAGCTTCTTTAGCATCTTTAGCAGCATCTTTAACTTCTTTAGCAGCATCTTTTACAGTTGCAGCAGCAGAGTCAACTTTAGCAGCAGCTGAATCAACAGTAGCTGAAGCTGAATCAACAGTAGCAGCAGCAGTATCAACTACAGCAGCAGCTGAATCTGTGTTAGCAGCATCTACGTTTTCAGTTTTTTTACAAGCTACAAGAGCAACAGCAGCGATAGCAGCTACAAATAATGACTTTTTCATAATAAATTAAATTTAATTTTGTTTGTTATTTTAAATGAATTCTTTTCTGTTCTATCAATTTGAACAGGACAAAGGTATGGCAGCAAAAAAATTTGTGTTAGAAAATTAATTGTAATATCTTTGTAAAATAGTTTTACAATTTAATGCCACTGTAAAACAGTTAATTATAAATTTTTCAACATTTGGACAATTTAGAAATTTTATACTTTGAACAACTAAAAAAAGATGTTCAGGCCAAGTATTTAGACAATCATACACCTTCCCACAATGATATTATTAAGTGGAAAGGTATTGACATCATATATTTTCAAGAAGACTTAAGAAAATACGCTAAAGGAAACATTAGCGAAAAGTCTTTTTATACTTATTTCAAAACTTCCCCAGTAAGCAAATTACCACGAATTGATATGCTTAATTTATTATCAAATTATGCAGGTTATGAATCTTGGTTTAATTATAAAAAGCTGAAGCCAATTACAATGGCAACTACTGAAGTAGATAAGCAGGAAATAGAAATTACATCTACAGAAAAACCAATAACAGTTGTTGAAGATTCCATCATCGACAAACAAGAAACGAATAATGTCATATCAAATAATATTGAAGTTGAAAAAGTCGACAACAATGTGCAAGTTCAAAACAGAAATGATTTAGAAAAATCGACTAAAAAAGAAGTTTTACAAATAAATTATATTGAAAATCAGCAAATTAAAACTTCACATGGTGGTTCTAAAATAAATTTTTTCAAGAGAAACATTTGGTACATTATAACATCTGTTTTAAGTATTTCGATTTTATTTTTAATATTTCGTGATCAATGGTTATACAAAGATTACACATATAGCTTTATTGACTCTGACCGAAATACACTAATAAAAGATGAACTGGATGTAAAAATCCTTAAAGAGAATGAATCTCCCATCCTTATAAGGATTAAACCGAACGCACCTTTTAAATACACAACACAGAGCAAAAGTTTAACCATGATCGTTTCTTCTCCTTTTTACAAAACCGACACGATTAAAAGAAACTTAGAAACAGCACCTGAAAAAGAAAGCATTGAACTAAAACCTAATGATTACGCGATTCTACTTTATTATTATTCCAGATCTATAAAAGATTTTAAAAAGAAAAGAGAACAGCTAAACCAATTGATTAGCGATGATGCGCAAATAACGCAAGTCTACGACAACGAAACTTACGCCGTTGAACGACTTGATAAACAAAAATATATTAGCCTCGTTACGTTACCAACCACCGCTTTAGAAAACCTAAATGTGATTGATACACAAATGAAAAATGGCAAAATAGTACTTATCCGTTTTAAAATTTCAACCAATGACAAGTAAAATACTATCCATATTATTAGCAATTTTTGCATGCATTAGTATTATTTCGTGTAACAAAAAATACCAAGGCGAACAAAACATCAACGATGTAAAATACAAGAATAATCGCAACACCATCCCATCTGCAAAAATGGACAGTGCACAAGCTATAAACACTATAACCAAACAAAAAATCCAAGATCTATTGGATCTTTCAACGCTTTACATTTCTGGAAATAAGGATACTGAAATAGACTCGGTAATCTATGCACAGATGCAAAGTTATTTTTTGAAACCGGATTCAACTCAACTCAAACCTTTATTTAAGGATCTTAACAGCTTAAAAGTTCGCTATGCAAGTATCAATAATCTAAACATTGAAAGAAAAATCACTGACAAAGACACCTTCGATGTAGCTAAATTTAGTGTCGAATATTATAATAGTAAAAAAGCTTTTATTGGAAGTTATGATAGAAATGCTGAATATGTGTTGAAATCTATTCCAGCGAAAGACAACAACGAATTTAAGTTTTATTTCAAAAATTTCTACACGGATCTTAGTAAGAAAAAAGATTCGACGTCTGTGCAAACTGAAAGCAACCACATCGCATCAAAAGAACAAAAAATACCAAGCAAAACAGAAAAATCTACCAAAAAGAAATAAAAAAGGCCTCCAAATGGAGGCTTAAATTTTAAATCTTATTAAGATTATTTTTTAACTGCATCGACAGCTTCTTTAACTTCTGCTTTTGCAGAATCTACTTTAGCAGTCGCAGAGTCAACTTTAGCTACTGCCGTATCAACCTCTTTAGATACTGAATCTACTTGCGCTGCAACCGAATCAACGATTTTTGTATCAACTGTTTCAGCTTTTTTACAAGATACTACTGCTAATGAAACGATCGCTAATGCTCCTAATACTTTTTTCATAATAAAATGTTTTTTAATAATTATATATGTAAAATTTGTGTTTTGTCTTAGGTTTAAGACATTACAAATATATACCTCGAAATATTACAAATAAGATAATCGTATTGTATAGTTTTTGTAATTCAATTTACAAATTTACCACACTATAAATCAACAAACTAACTAAAACAACGATTACTAAAATACAAAAATTTCATTAGGGATTATTAAAAAATCCAACCTAATATCCGAAGACAAAACATCTGATATTAAAGAATCTGGTCTATAAAAACTTAATCCCACTTTAGTATTAACAATATTTTCACTAAAGAAGCGATCATAAAAGCCTTTACCATATCCTACTCTATTACCTTTTGCATCACAATACAACAACGGGGTCAAACAAAAATCAAATTCCTTGATAGTGTTACCAACACTATTTTTGGGTTCTTTAATATTCCATTTGCTAATAGAAAATTCGGTGTCGGGCGTTACTTCGATAGAAGTTAAGTCATCACCAACAATTTTCGGAACAAAAATTCGAATGTTATTTTTAAAACAATAATCAAAGAAAAACTTTGTATTAACTTCGTTCTTAGACGTTATCGGCACAAAACAATGAATTTTCGAATTCGGCTTTAGGCTAAATTCTTTTAAAAACATTTCAAAAATCTGCTCAGAAAACAGAAAAACCTCGTCTTGGGACAAGGTCATTCTTTTATCTAAATATTTTTTTCTTAAAACTTTTTTTGTCTCAAAAATTGCTTCCATTAGATCTCTTTAACCGAAATAATATTAACCGGACAAGCTTTTGCAGCTTTATCACACGACTCAAAAGCATCAGGAAATGGTGTTTTAATGGTAAAAAAACCTTTCTTTTCTACTGATTTTAGTAATACAGATTTACCATCTTTTTTAGACATTCTAAAAAATTCTGGTGCAAATTCCGCACAATAATTACAACCAATACATTTGTCTCTTTGCAATGTAACAATAACCATCAATCCTATTATTAATGAGAATAAGCGCCTTCTTCTACATTGTTTTGTTGTGTTCCGGGCTCTTCAACCTTTACAACTTTATAAAGTTTGTCCGATGGACGCACACGGAAATCCGTTTTGAAAGTAATAACATCAGCCTTTGTTGCCTTTGTAGCACCTTCTTTACCATCGACCATCAGACCTTTAATCACCATTTCTTGCGAACCAGTTGTCGGACCTTGAATTAAAACTGTATCTCCTTCCGCCAAATCATAAGCTTCGATTAAGAATTCAGCAATCTCTGATTTTGGATAGAAATGACGACCTTTTCCGATATAAACTTTCTTCTGTGTTGCACTAGATCCAGAATTATCAGACCATTCTCCCAGTTCTTGACCAAGATAATAACCAGCCCAGAAACCTCTGTTATACACAGTTTCTAGACGCTCCATCCAACCCTTAACCTTTTCTTGAGAGAAAGTCCCATCTGCGATACTGTTAATAGCTTCACGGTAACATTTTGTCACCATAGCCACATATTCTGGGGCACGACCACGACCTTCAATTTTCAAAACTTTAACACCCGCATCCTCAATTTGATCTAAGAAACCAATTGTACAAAGATCTTTTGGTGACATCATATATTCGTTATCCAGTTCGATTTCGAAACCAGTTTCTTGATCGATAACTGTATATTTTTTACGACAGTTTTGCTTACACGCGCCTCTATTAGCTGAAGAATTGTTAGAGTGAAGACTCAAATAACATTTACCCGAAACCGCCATACAAAGGGCACCATGACCAAAAATTTCAACTTCTACTAAATTACCAGAAGGACCTTTAACTTGTTCTTTTTCGATTTGTGTCGCAATTTTTTTGATTTGAGAAATACTCAACTCGCGACTCATTACCATTGTATCAGCAAAAAGTGCATAGAATTTAACGGTTTCGATATTGGTAATATTAATCTGGGTAGAGATATGAATTTCCATACCGATTTGTCTTGCATAAGCAATAACCGCTTGATCCATCGCAATAACCGCTGTAAGATTAGCAGCTTTCGCTTTATCTAAAAGGGTTTTTATGATCGATAAATCGTGGTCATATATAATGGTGTTAAGTGTCAAATATGTTCTTACACCTTTCTCTTCACAGCGTCTTGCAATCTCAGGAAGATCGTCGAGTGTAAAGTTCATAGTAGCACGAGCACGCATATTAAGTTGCTCTACACCAAAGTAAACAGAATCTGCACCATTGTCAATCGCCGCTTGTAACGAAGTAAAATCTCCTGCGGGAGACATTAGCTCTATTCTTCCTGTCTTTGTCATTTTATTATAAATAAATTTTTTGCAAAGGTAATTAATTTATTCTTGATTAAAATTAAAGCCAATTGATAGTTTTATTAACCAAAAATCATATCCTCTATGAGAAGTATTGTCAGCTTTAAAAAAGACAGTGACAAATTTTCACATTTACTAAAAATAAAAACCGTATTTAAGGTCTTAAAAAGCCTTTAAAACCGCTAAAAAACTCTTAAAATCTGTAAATATTTATTAATTTACATTTAATAATGGTTAAACTTCGTTAAATCTGTAACACTAAATCTTTAGTTTATATTTATTTAGCATTAAATTTGTTTAGAGATTAAAATTAAAAACTAAAGGAAATATAAAATGAAGAATACATTTAAAAAACTAATGCCGTTGGCTGTGGTTGGCGTTTTATCAGGCGCAACTACTTTTGGAGCTATTAAATATTTTGATCCACATAACTCAGGTGAGGATTTTTCTTATTTTACAAAATCCAGTAACAATGCAAGCTTTGCTGGTCTTAATACGGGTGCGGTCGGAGATGACTTTGTAAAAGCTTCTAAGATGACTGTACCTGCAGTTGTTACCATAAAAAACTATTCTACTAGAAGTGCGCAAAGAGCGCCAGATAGCGATTTGTTCGATTTCTTCTTTGGGAATCCATTTGGTGGAGGAAGACAACAGCCGCAACAACGTCAGCAACCGCCTAAAAATATGCCTTCTGGCTTAGGATCGGGGGTAATTATCTCTCCTGATGGCTATATCATATCAAACAACCACGTAGTAGCAGGAGCTAGCAAACTAGAGGTTGTACTTAGTAATAAAAAGACTTACATTGCTAATCTAGTTGGTACGGATCCAAATACAGATATCGCCCTTTTAAAAATTGAAGAAAAAGGTCTTCCTTATCTTAACTTCGCAAACTCCGATGCGGTTGAAGTTGGACAATGGGTTTTGGCAGTTGGTAACCCGTTAGGTCTTAATTCTACAGTTACAGCGGGTATAATCTCTGCTAAAGGCAGAAGTATCGATTTGTTAAGTCAACAATCCAGAACGCCCATTGAAAGCTTTATTCAAACAGATGCAGCGATTAATCCAGGTAACAGTGGCGGGGCTTTGGTTAACGTAAGTGGTGACCTTATTGGTATTAATACCGCTATCTCATCCAATACTGGCTACTACGAGGGTTATGGTTTTGCAGTTCCTTCTAATTTAGCAAGAAAAATTGTTGAAGATATTAAGAAGTTTGGTTTGGTGCAAAGAGGCTTCTTAGGTGTTGGTACACTTGATCTATCCAACGACAACCAAGTTATGGCATACAATCAAGAGAAAAAAGCCAATTTAAAAACAGGAAATGGTGTCTATGTACGAGAAGTTAGTGATAATAGTGGCGCTGGCGATGCAGGAATAAGAATTGGAGATGTTATTACAAAAATAGATAACACAGATATCAATAGCTACGCAGATTTGTCATTCGTGATTGGTAGTAAACGACCTGGCGACAGAGTTTTGGTAACTTATACGAGAAATGGCAAAACCAACACGGCTAACGTAACACTTAAAGATCAAAAAGGAAATACATCGGCCAGAAGTAAAGCTGATCTAACGGTTACTGAAAAAATCGGCAGCGAGTTCGAGCCTTTAAGCGATAGAATTAAAACTAACTACGGACTTAACAGTGGTGTTATAGCTAGAAATGTTATTGAAGGTGGCGAAATGGATAAAATAGGAATTGTCGACAACTACATTATTATTGAAGTCAACGGAAAACCTATTAACAGTCAAAAAGATGTTGAAAAAATCCTTGATGGATATTCAGGAAATGTACAAGTCAAATACGTTGATGAATACGGAAGAATGACAACTAGAGGCTTCAAAATGCCTTAATTTATAAACAAAATTCAAATGAAAAGCAGCTCTTATTCGAGCTGCTTTTTTTAGTTTTAAAACAAAGTCAATTTAGATGGATCACTTCCCATTTGTGGAATATGAATCTCCTCTCCCCAAGCCTCATTTAATTTTTTAATAAAATGTGCGGACAAAAGTGGCGATGCCTTTTCTATGTTTTGATGAACGAAGAAATACAAATTCTCTAGGCCTTCTTCCTTCCAAGTTGTCAATCGCTCCAACCAATCGTCCAATCTTTGATAATCGTTCTCAGCATTAGCACCAACATATCTGATAAAAGCCGTTGGCGTTGTTAGTCGCATGTGCAACATATCGCGGCGTCCAGCAGTATCAACAATAATATTGGTCACATGATGATCTTCAAACAATTTACAAGTTTTATCAAAAACGTCTTCATCAACAAACCATTCGGTATTACGAAGTTCTACTGCTAAAGGCACTTCTTTTGGCCAATTTTGGATAAACTTTTCTAAACGCTCATAATCTTTAGGCTTAAAATTGTCGTGCAATTGTAAGAAAACCATCCCTAATTTCTCTCCGAAATTAAGAACAGAAGTTGCAAACTGTGTCACAACATCATCAACATTTAACAATCTTCGAAAATGCGAAACGGTATTAGTAATTTTAGGAAAAAATTTAAAATCATCTGGCGTTTTATCTTTCCAAGTTAAAACCTGATCGCGAGAAGGCATTCCGTAAAACGTCGCATTTAGCTCAATGGAATTAAATTGCGTCGCATAATAACTCAATTCATCTTTTGTACCTTTTGGATAAAAGCCTTTAAGGTCGGTTTTATTCCACTTTGCACAACCAACTGATATGTCCTGCAAACCTTTTTTATTATGTGACAAAATGGCTTTGGTATTCGAATTATCTTGAGGTAGGGTAAAATCTATTTTTGAAGGATCTTCAACTTGTCCGAATTTCATTGTCGTTAAATTTTTAATTCAAAGTTTAAAGTTAGAAAAAAACTGACATCTTTTGTAAATGTCTAATTCAAAAAAAAGACCGCAGAACATCTACGGTCTTTTTAAGTATCAATTATTATAAAGTCATTTTTTTATGCTTCGCAAGAAGAACAACTTACAAAGTTCATCATCAATTCTTTTGAAACTGACGAACTTCTTTGGTAATATAGGGTTTTTACACCCTTTTTCCAAGCTTCAATCATTACATAATTTACATCTTTAACCGGCATTGTAGACGGAATCTGTAAGTTAAGCGATTGTGCTTGATCAATATATTGCTGTCTTTGAGCGGCTTGCGATACAATTTCCATTGGAGAAATTTCTCTAAATGTTTTGAAAACTGCTTTTTCATCATCTGTCAAACCATCAAGATGCTGTACAGAACCATGGTTAAGCATCACATTTCTCCAAGTTTCTTCGTTATCAAGACCTTTTTCTTCTAATAATTTAGCAAGATATTTGTTCTTACGCATGAAGTTTCCTTTAGCTAAACCAGCTTTGTAATAGTTAGAAGCGAAAGGCTCAATACCAGGTGAAGTTTGACCCAAAATTGCAGAACTGGAAGTTGTAGGTGCAATCGCCATCAAGGTTGTGTTACGAAGTCCGTAACCCTTTAACATTTCTGGTTCTCCATAGATGTTAGCCAATTCTCTCGAAGCCTGCTCTGCTTGCTCTTTAATATGTCTGAAAGCTCTGGCATTAAATTGTGTTGCTTCGAAACTTTCAAACGGAATCATATTCTTTTGTAAATAAGAATGGTAACCCAAAACACCTAATCCTAGAGCTCTGTGACGCATTGCAAAATTACGAGCTGAAGTTAAATAATAGTTACCTTCGGTTTTCTCAATAAATTCTGACAATACGGCATCTAGGAAGTAAATCGCCAATTTAACAGCATTAGTGTCTTTCCACTCGTCGAACAACTCAAGGTTCATTGAAGAAAGACAACAGATAAATGATTCGTTAGTTGTCGATGGCAACATAATCTCCGAACAAAGATTACTTGCATTAACCATCAATCCTGCATCTTTATAGACTTGAGGTTTATTTCTGTTAACATTATCTGTAAAGAAGATATATGGTAAACCTTTTTGCTGACGGCTTTCTAGCACGCGCGCCCAGATTTTACGTTTTTCCATGTCACCATCTACCATGTCTTGCATCCAATAATCAGGAACGCAAACACCTGTAAACAAGTTTTGGATAGGACTTCCGATATCTTTGATTGACAAAAATTCTTCAATATCGCCGTGGTCGATGTCTAGATAAGCCGCAAAAGCACCACGTCTTACACCGCCTTGCGAAACAACATCCATCGCGGTATCAAATAGTTTCATAAAGGAAACCGCACCCGAAGACTTTCCGTTGTCTGTAACAGCAGTACCACGGTTACGCAATTCTCCAAAATATCCTGATGTACCACCACCAATTTTGGTTTGCATAATTACTTCACCCATTTTATGCGTGATTCCTTCGATACTATCTGGAATATGAACATTGAAACAAGAGATAGGAAGACCTCTTTGTGTTCCCATATTTGCCCAAACTGGCGACGAAAAACTGATCCAACCTTTTACAATCATTTCTTTGAAAGCTGGTTGTAATTCTGGTTTGAAAAGTCTTTTGGCCGCAGCAGTTGTAATACGGTCAATTGCGCCGTCCACAGTTTCTCCTTTTAGAAGATAACCTCTGTTAAGCATTTGCTCTGACTCTTCATTGAGCCACCAGATATCGATATTTTCGTCCATCATACGTTATATATTGAGAATCACTAAAGTGACGTTAATTTAAATTTTAATTAAAACAAATCGTTAGCAGTAATTGATTTGTCATGCTTAGTATAATCTACAGGTCTTTTTGCAAAGAAATCATCCATAGAATTTGCGAATACTTCTTCCTCAAACCAAACCATCGGTCTGTATTGCTCTGGAGAAACATCGTAACGTGTTTTCATACCGATTTTTTTAAGAGAATCGTCAACACGGTATTTCATAAAATTAAGAAGATCTTCTTTTGAGAAGTTATCCAATTCGCCTTGTTCGAAAATCCAATCTAGAATTTCTGCTTCCAACTCGATAGACTCATCCACTAAAGTATAAATATCTTCTATATCAGACTCTGTCAAAAGATTAGGTTGCTCTTCTCTGATTTTGTTGATTAAATAAATACCAGCGTTAGCGTGAATTTGCTCATCAACAGATGTCCATGCAATAATGTTAGACACATTTTTCATGAATCCTTTGAATCTTGTAAACGACAAAATAATCGCAAACTGTGAAAACAATGATACGTTTTCAATCAAAATCGAAAACAATAACAAAGAAGAAACATACTCTTTTGGCGTTGTTGAATTAGCGTGTTTAAGAACATTTGACAAAAAGTCAATTCTCTTCTTAACCGCAGGAATTTCTACCACGCTGTTAAACTCTTCGTTGTAACCAAGCACTTCCAATAATCTAGAGTAAGCTTCCGAGTGACGGAATTCGCATTCTGCAAAAGTTGCTCCCAAACCGTTAAATTCTGGTTTTGGCAAATGATTGTAAAGATTTCCCCAAAAAGTTTTAACAGAAACTTCGATTTGAGCAATTGCTAAAAGTGCATGTTTAACCGCAATTTTTTCATGTGGCGCCAATTGAGAATGAAAATCTTGAATATCTGCAGTAAAATCTACTTCGGAATGAACCCAAAACGACTTATTAATCGCTTCCACAAATTGCAAAATCTCTGGATACTCAAATGGCTTATAACTAACTCTTTTATCGAAAATGCCCATAATTCTTTTACTTTTTATTCGCGTGCTTTACTTTATCTTGTGATCTATATTCTAATACTGGCGCTTATTTATTTCAATTTCAATTATTTAAAAAAAATCATTTTGAAACAAATCGGTCCTACAAAAATAGAAATTGAAAGTCTAAAAAGAAAATCCAAAAGTCCCGAAAATGACTAAAATAGTGTTAATGTTTTAAAAAGTTTTCCACAGAATTCGCCAGGCTTTGATTAACAAGACTTTAGCAAAATCCTAGTCTCTTTTCAACCACTATGATGCTTTTCACAATTAAACAAACTCACGTTAATAACTAACTATCAGCTATTTAGAAACAAACACTAAGTTAAATATCTTTCAAAACCAATGAGACTAAAATTTTAAAAAAAAAGATCCGATAAAATTCGTATCTTTGTAGCCACATTTGGGGTTGACTGGTTTCGACAGCAAGACCAATGTGTAAGTAAGCATGCAGAGAACCGTAGCGCGATCTCTTTAATCCCTTGCTACAAAATTTTAACTGGCAACGAAGAGTTCGCTCTTGCAGCTTAATCCGAAGTTTAGTAGGTTCTAAGCGCTTTCCCGAAGATAGTAAGGAAGCAAGATGTCTCACCAATGTTCTGTTCTGCGACTTTGGATTCTGGGGCATAGGAATGCGGAAATAAGGTTTTGGAAACTTTGGCCAAAACACGAAAATTTTAGAAGTTAAGATGTAGGTTGGGTGTTTGCTCTCTGCCTATGTTCGAAAACCAATAGCAAAATAAGCATGTAGAAAGCTTATGTATTGCTTGTTTGGACGAGGGTTCGAATCCCTCCAACTCCACTAAGACCTTTGAAACCGCCATTAATACTACGTTTTTAGTGGTGGGGACAAAGTCAAAAGCACAAAAGTGCACAAATCTGATTTTCACCGCCCCCAGTATCTGAACATAAAAAATTCAGAAAATGAAAAACAGATTCACAGTTCCAAAAGTAAAATCTTATCCCTTAGAAAGTGGAAAAGATTGGTATGTCTGGTTCCGATTCAACAACGGAAATCCAATCAGAGTAAAAGAAGGTATAAACAAAATCTCAGATTTTGACGAACGAATAGAAGAGGCTCAAGCTCTTGCAGAAGTTCTACATGAAAAATTGCAGAAAGGTTGGATTCCTCCAACTCGAAAAAAAGCGTTGCCTCAACCCGAAAATCTCAACTATAATATAATAGAAGCTTTTGATGTAGCATTTAAAGAATTCAAAGATAAAAAAGCTGAGAAAACTTATGCAGATTACTCTTCTATATATAGGAAGATAAAACCTGCTATTATAAAGTTAGATTGGCACAAGTATGATATAAAAGAATTTGAAAGTTATCATATAAAGATGATATTGGATGCGACTAAAAAAAATGAAAATTGGTCGAATAAAAGATTCAATACTGCATCCAATGTTATGAGATCTATCTTCACTACTCTTAAGAAAAAGTTTATTGTAAAAATAAACCACGCTCAAGGTTTAGAATATCTGGAAGAAGAGGAATCAGAAATTATAGATCTTATTACGGACCAAGAACAAACTGAAATCATTAATCACTTTAATAAGGTATGTCCACGTTTTAATATTTTTCTAAAACTCATTTATCAGGTTGGAATTCGCCCAGGCGAAATACGAGATATTAAATGCTCAATGGTTGACTTCAAAAAAAATCTTTTATTACTTCCAAAAGAAATAACTAAAAACGGTAAGATCGGCCGAGTTCCACTCACTGAAGATTTAAAAAGCGATCTTGCTTCTTTAGATATGAGTAATCCGGACTTCTATATTTTTGGGATTGAATCTCCATATTGTAGACGAAAAGAAAAACTATTTCTACCATCTGCACATCAGATCAGCAAAAATGTTGCTGGAAATATTTGGCGCGACAATGTTCATTCCATATTGAATATTTATAAAAAGATGTATTGGTTTAAACATAAAGGAGCCAACGATAAGGAAGATATCGGAATGGATCTAGATGTTGTAAAAGAAATATTTCGTCACAGCTCTGAAAATGTTACAAAAATATATGCTACAAAACACCAAGATCGTGTGTTTGAAAAAGCTAGAAAAATGATTCCCGAATTCAAATAATAAAAAAAGCTTCTGTCTGGGTACGACAGAAGCTTCAAAATCAAGTTCAATAATTGCAATGAGTGAACTTTCAGCAAAAGTACAACTTTAACGATACATAATTAATATGATAAGCTCTATTAATTTTATTACAAGTTCGACGTTTGTTGCAGTTGCATACTTTTTTACGACATTTAAAATTTTCATAATTCTGATATTTATTATAGTTCAAAACTATTGTCAACTGAAAAATCAAACAGCAAGGCGAAAAAAAATAAAAGTGGAAACTAGTGCGGTTTGGAAAATAGGTAGTGCGGTTTGAAGTTTTTTTTACATAAAAAAGCCTTCAACTCGTGAAGGCTAGATAAACATATCATTTTGTTATGTGCTATTGCACTGGTTAGACTAGATATCTTTATATTCTTTTTTAGCTTCAAAACTTGGACAGGCTTTAGTAACCTTGGGAAAATCTTTATGCCCCTGAATTATAGCTTTCGGATATTTGGCTCTAAAATGTCTTACAAGCGTCAAAATCGTTTTCTTTTGCGCTTCTGTGCGTGTATCTTTAGGCTTTCCTTTATCATCAACACCTCCTTTGTAAGAGATGTGAATCGAATTTGAATTGAAATTAGCGACACCATTGGTCACAACCGAATCGTCTGCTAATCGCTCATAACTTCCGTCTGCATTAACTAAAATATGGTAACCAACATTTTTCCAGCCTAGTGAATTTTTCCAGTAAGCTTTAATATTTTCTGTGCTTTGGTTTTGCGGTCCAGCAGTACAGTGGATCACAATGTATTTAATATTTCTCATAATTTATATTTTTTAAAATAAATTAATATTCCGATAATGATGGCAACAATGCCAAAACAAGCTATCCAGGTGAGCCACGCTCCGAGTGTGAAGCTTTTTTCTTTTATTTGTTTGTCAACTTTTTTAACTTCCGCAGCAACTTCTTTAATCGTTTCTTTTGCAACCGATTTTCGAGCGACTTCTTGGATGATGTTTAATTTTTCAACCTCTTTTTTTTCGTCAATTTTCTTTTCAGATTTCGCATAATGATTATTTATTTTAAAATCCGCAGTTCCAAAAATTGAAATCGATTGTAAAGTATCTCCGTTTAAAATGTTGTGATATTGAAAAGGATTTGAAGTGTCTGTTTTGCCAATTATCGAAACATCTGTTTTTAGGTCTTCTTTTTTTTCAGATGACTTGATATTCGTTTTTTCGATTTGCTTCTGTTCTTGCTTAGTTTCTGTTGCTGAATCGACCTTTATTTTTTCGATTTCTGTTTTGGCTTCTTTAGTGAAAGAAACATCTTTGCGTTTTGTTGAACATCCGAGAATTAAACTACTCAGGATTATCAATAGAATTATTTTTGCTTTCATCTTCCGAATTTTTAAATACGTTAAGGTCAAGTGAGTTGTTGAATTTTTCAAACTTTTTTAGAAATCCAAGAGGCGGAAATTTGCCATTGGTTATAATTCCCATGTTGATCGCGATGTTACCTGCTGGATAACTAAACAAAAGTATTTTCGTGAAAATCTTAAAATAGATAGAATCCAAATCACCATCACTCATAATCTGTATAACCGCTTCGATTATGAAATAGGCTATTAAAATAATACCTCCTTTTTCGGCAAATCCAAAAATCATTTTTTTTGGCGAAATCGAATCCATCTTGTAATGCTTCCACACACCAATAACTAAATCACCTATCCACGCACCAATTAATAACGCTATGAAAACGAAATTTTCAAAGTACCAACCTGTTAATTTTTCAACTAGTGAAATCCCAATTGTTGGTAAAATTGCGAGTTTTAGAATCGCAAATATTTTTTCATTCATGGTTCCGAATTGGATTTGAATAAGGTTTGTAAATATGGACGTGAGAAGTGATTTCATTACCTATTATTTTTATAATAAAATTCTTGCATATCTGTAATCGCATTGGTGCAATGGTTCTTTTCGAATATTGAAAACGCTTTATCCAAAAATCTGCGAAGCCAAGTATCTTTAACATATTGAAAAAGAAGTCCCGACATTGACGAAATCGTTTCGAACCATTGACCGTATCGGATATTACCTTCTGGAATTTTCAAAGCATCGTTAAGAAGTTCTCCACCCGCAGCATTAGCAACACCATCTTGTGCCAAATTAATCGACCTCACGATAGGAACAAGTTGTTTTCTAATTGAATAATCTCCTTTAATTATATGCTTCACAAAAGTGTAGATAACGCCTAGAATCGCAACTATGCCGAACACAAAGAATCCGATAATTAGCAATACTATCTCTAACAACAAGCGTAATATTCCTAAGATGTGGTTGCTGATGTATTTTAGCACTACCAAGAAATCATATCCAATATTTTTAAAGATTTTCTTCATCAGTCGTAAAGTTTTTTTGTATCATTACCGTCCACGAACTTTTCCAATACATCAATAACTCGATTAATAATTACCTCTTTAAACTGATCGTAAGCGCCAACCAAGATGTAAGGATAGTTATCATGAGTTGTTTCTTCATCTGCGTTGAAATCGGGATTTTCAACATAGTTTAATTCGTTGTCAACTTTTAATGTCAAATCTGCTTTTCCGATATTCCAAGGTTTTTTGTCAAGTAATGTTGGCGATTTGAAAACGATGATTTCTCGACTTGCATCAATAAAATAAGTTGTCGCTTTTATTGATATAACATCAATATCAAAAAGCAATTCGGCTCTGTCAATTTCAATAACTCGTGCGAAACCTGTTATCGGATCATCGCTAATTTGAAAGTGCGGATTATTTTTCCCCGAAAATGTATAGTCTTGTAAGTTGATTGTTGTTTTCATTTTTATGTAAATTGTACGGTTACTCCGAGTGTTGTTGTTATATGATTAAGAGCTGCGGAATAGGTTTTAAATTTTGGTTGCGAGTTATCAGTGTAAGACGTGTTTGGTGAGCTACCCGCAATTCTAATTAATTTTTGTGCTGTTGGTAAATTAACTGCGGTTACTTGATTTGCAAAGTCAACAAGAAATCGGGATAATTCATCAGGATTAACAGGCTCTATAATGTTGGATTCGGCGTTGACATAGAAGATTCCATCCGCAGAAAATCCTGTAAAATTCAAAGATTCTGATAGTTCTATAACACTAGGAAATCTAGCACCTCCCTTGTAGCTCAAATATACTCTAACAGATGCGTGCTGTTTGTATATTTTAACAAGCTTTGCAGTTCCACGAAAAAACTTAGCTATATCAACATATTTTGGATTAGCCGAAGCGGTCGAGTTGAAGTACCATTGTATAATTTCAGCATTTGGAAAACCACCAGCATCAAGTACAGATATATTTGATTCTGTTCTTGAAACCAAAAATTTAACTTTAGAAAAAATTGAATATTCACTTAATCGACTTTCCCACCCAACAAATCCAACCAACAATAAATACTTAGTATTTTTTAAATAGCTAAGATTTTGCGATGTATTTAAACTCATCCCCGTATTTCCAAATCCAGTCACTAATCTTAAAGAATTAAGCGCAGGCAGATCTTTTTTGAATAAAATATTCTGAATATTGCCTGTACCTCCGGCTGAAATCCACTCAAAATAAAATGTCACAATGTTTAAATTACCTAAATAAACATAAGAATAAAAGTTCGCCAAAAAAATAAGTGTTGGTGCAGTACGTCGCATTGTTGTCACATTTTTTTCATACAATATTGGTCGATTTCGACTACTTTCGATCCAAATAAAATCGGATTGATTGATACCTGTATTTATCCTCCATTCTGATAACACGTCATTAGTCTGCACATGATACAATTCGATATCTGCATCATTAAAATAGAGTCTAGAACTACTATTAATAGATGCTAAAACCCTTTTATTATTCGATATTTTTTTAGATACTGTCATTAATCTACAGTTATATTAATGTTTTTTACAGCATTTTTTTGATCAGTTGATAAAGCGTTATATTCAGCTATCGTAAGTGTCCACTCGATGAGTTGCTGACCATTGTAAACCGCTCTTTGCATTGTAGTTGTGCATTGATACCAATCACCACGTCTTAATCCTAAACTTACTAATTGCGCCTGTGTAGGTGGATTAAACGTACCATCGTATCGACGACTAACATTGTCGATGGTTGCAACTTTCCCCGAAGAATCCTGTGCTAAAATCTTATAGTAAGTAGAATCAGCCGACTTATCAGATAGACCTGTAATTGAAAATAGTTGCCCATTAGTGGCTATGGTTGTCGCTTCAGTGAAGTTTTTTAATAACACTTCAAGCTTTCTCTTCGCCCACCATTTCCAAAGTCCAAAAAGACTAACCGCCTTACTATTTTCCGAATCAGGTGGCGTTTGGTTTTCCATTTCGGATTGGGTGGCAAAAACCATTTGAGTAGCTGAAGCCGAAATTTTTGGATTTTTAGGATCTGATTTATCAATAGTAATATTATCACCAGCAGTAATGTCTTGAATTCCTGCATCACCAATACCTAAAACTTCCTTCAGATGTTGTACTTGAGGTTCTGTTAAATTTCCTGCGTCTTTATCGATTTTATCATCAACTTCCTCTCCCAACAATGCAAAAGAATCACGAACATCCTTTGCTGTGATTTTCTTTACATTGTTGTCTGGAATTTTGATTCCGATAAGTGCTAAAATTTCCTGAATAGTCATAATTAAGTATCAAAATCGTCTGAAAAATCGTCTGAGAATTCTCCAAATTTTGCTGCTATTTTACATACACAGAAATCATAAAATGATTGATACGTATCTTTTACAGCGTTAGTTATTTTTTTGAAATTTTCGTTTACAAAGCTTTCTTTGCTTTTTATTTCATGACCTTTTTCATTAAAACCTTCATTAACGTAAATATTCTGATCGTCGTAATGTTTCATCTTCATAAATATTAGTGATGAAATTTGTTTTTCTTATGTGAGAAACGCCATCGATATCAGATGATGAATCATCACAATAACCTCCACAGTTTTTTGTGTATAAAGGGAAACGAGCTTTGTTCTGACAAAGCCACAGTTTCATTCTTTCTAAAAGAGGATCAATTCTGTCTTGAATCATAGTATTCATTTTGAATTGAATCTCTTTTATTTCGGCAGAAGCAGAACCTGAATTGTTTCCTCCAATGACATTTGGATTGTTTTTTTGTTGACCAATGGATGTATGTCGAACCCAACTAGGAACTACACTCATCATATCAACACATTCTGCAGTTAACTTCCAAAGAAATCGTTCCCAAAGCTTGACATACCATTCGTCTTCGACAAACTCCAAAGAGTTAATTAAAGAACCAATTGGTAGATCTGATGCTGAAATTTTATTCTCCAGGCTTAAGTTTATTTTATCAATAATCTCAGCTTGGTTTTCTTCTGTAATTTTTAGATTTTTCTTTGAAATAAAATCATCGTAGAAAGCATCTCCTAAAGCTTGAGCAATCCAACGTTCTTCAGCAACAATAATGTTTTGCAAAATCTGTCTTTCATCAATTTGCTGATCAGTTGATGCATGAAAAATCACCTCATCTGGAGTGATTAAAACATTTCTTCTGAGTTTATTTAGTTGATACATTTTCAGTTGATTTTGAGTTACCAATGAATTCGCCTCCTTTGTCATTTCCAATCTTTTCCTTACCAATAATCTCGCGGCCTTCGTCTTTTGTAAGAATATTGTTGATGTTCAATTCACCTGCAAATGAAACTGGAGAAACTGTTTTAAATTCAATCTCAAGATCTGAGAACTTAGTTCCCATCCAATTGTCATAAATTTCAAAGAATGGATTTAGTAGATCTTCTTTAATTAGATTTTGAGTTGGTTCAATGACCGTTTTATTCTTCGTTTCGAATACTGCAGATAAATAGGCAAAGCCTCCGTTACCTATGCCTGTTGATTGATGTTGCCCATAGAGAGCAGAATCCCAGTTATTAGAATCAATAATTTTGCTTTCAACATTTTCATCTAGTTTTAAAAAACTTCCTTCACCACCGGTGTTGAATTGTTGGAGAGAAGAATTTGCAATCCCCTTGCCTCCAGTTACAACGGTCCAACGTCCACGCTTACCATCACCAGTATGTGAGTAGATAATATCTTGACCAACTTTTTTACCTTCTTCTTGAGAAACATTCCCTTCTAAAAAGACAATACCTCCAACGATCAAGTTATTTTCAATGATATCAAGGTTATATCTAGCTGTTTTGTATTCTAAAATCTGCCAAGGCAATGACGAAACATTGTCTGGCATTCCGTAGTGATCGTAGCCAGAAAATTCATTCTTAATATGAATAATACAATGTTCAAATCCTGACTCATCAGTAAACCATTCCATGTCCTCATCACCGTAATAGATTGGAAGCTCAACCGCTTCATCCTCTTTAAGTGTCCAGGCTCCTTTTCTTTTGAACTTTTTGGAAATAAAAACAGTTTCGCAGATATCGTCTTCGTTTGGTTCTGATAGTCTACACTCTAAAATTGGTCGATTAATTAAGTAAACAAACTTTTTAGCTCCAATAGATCCTCGAATCACTTCAACGAAATTATTCCCAAAAGAAAAATGATTACTGAAAACAGACTTTAAAACTTTGTTCAAATTCTGTCCTTTATTGTTGACTCTTTTAATGAATTTTTTAAAATCAGAATCTTCACTTTCTTTAAGATATACTCCTTTTCCAATGCAGAAATTTGTTTTAGAATTAACGCAAGAACTATTCGTTGGAGAAAGCATTTTGGCTTCTAACAATAATTGAAAGAAATTATCTTTCGGTTCTAAAAATGGTAAATACCTTCTCTTTTTACTGAAGCTTAAAAATGCTGCAGAAGTTCCTGTCGGCTCGAAAGGAATTGGATTTGCAACATCTAGCGTAGCTACATTAGAAGTAATATTTTCGTTTTTGGATTTTGGAGATTTCACAATCTAAGGTTTTAAGTCTTCTAAAACTTTGTTTGTTTTTTGCTTATTCAGTTCTTCAAGAGTTGGTATTTCTTCAAACAATGGAAGCAACTCTTTGCTTTGACTTTCTAACGCTAGTCTAGCCAAAACATCCAAATCTCGTCTCTTACTTAAAGGAAGTGACCGGCCATTATAGCCAATCACTTTATCTTTAAATTCTGGTTTAATTTTGATTTTTAGAGAAGCCATTATTCTAAGTCAGTTAATGCTGTTACACCTCCAGAAAATTCAAATGGTGGACGAGAGTATTCTCCTTTGATAGCTAGCTTAGCTCCATTGAAGTCGTTAAAAGCCTTTCCAGAATTTAGCTCTGAGCCATCTTGTTTTAGTTCGAAATATGGAATTTCTTCACCATTTACAAAGCGCTCACCACTCACTAGAATTCTTCCTGAGTTCAATCTAACGATCAAACCAAGACCACAACAACAACCTGCGGCATCTAATGACATTAAGAATGTGCTTAAGTCATGACACATGTCTGGAAGCTGAGCGTTGAATTCATAAGCCCAAAGAACAGAACAACCAGTTACTGATTGTTTAACATTAAATTCTGCTTCTTTTCTTTGGAATTTCACAGGAAACAACTTCGCTCCCGTAGCAGCAGTTGCACCACTTCTTAGAGCGATAGCAGAATATTGACTTGGAGATCCATCTGCACCAGCTTCACTCTGAGTGAAGTCGAAGTCGTATGGGTCATAAAACCATGCGTTAGCAACACCTCCTGATGTTGCCCCGCACGGTCTATTATAAGATTTTAATTTTACGCAAAGCATATAATAATTTTTTAGGATTAGAAATTAGTTAAACCAATTACTGAATGCTCTGGATAAGCGATGCCTGTCCCTGCTTTCATGAAGTTGGCGTATTTCCAAGTGAACTCGTCTTGGTTGTACCAAACCATTAATGATTTAACACCTTCTGGAGTTGCCTCACCGTAAGTCTTATCAGTTGCGAAAACAAAGTTTCCTCTAATTGTCAACACTACTGCGTGAGCTTCAGTTCCTCCATTTAATGCGTTCATAATTGGATTCCAAGTTGGTTCTGGTAGGACTGGAATTCTTTTAAAAGACAGAGTTTTGAATCCAGTTTGTAAAACCGTTGTATTTCCTCCAGTCGTTCCAGTTGCAATCAAATAATCTTCGTATGCGTCATAGATTGATTGAGAAACATAAAAAGCTTTCATGTTGTCTGGTAAGTGTTTCAAGAAGATGTCTTGATTACCCCACGCCCACTTTAAATAATTGTAAGCATCTTGAGGTGTGATCGCTCCATCGTTAAATGCGGAAGTTTGATTGGCAGGAATCAATCCTTTTGAAATATAATCAGCATAATGCTTAAAAATTCCATCAAAAGTATTCCAGTTCCAAACACCATTAGAGTCGTTTGCTCTATCAATGTCACCGAAATAAGCATTCGAATCGATATCCACTTTGATTGCTTTCAAGAAGAAATCCAAAATGTAATCTCTGAATTTTGGGTCTTTATTTCTAAAGTCCTCCAAACATCCTTGATAAAATTCGTTTTCACAATGCTTAGTTGCAGCGTAAATTGGATCTGTCTCAATCTTTCTAATTGAAGCTTTTCCAACTGGAGAGAAAACAATATTACAAGATGCATCTCTTCTTTTTAAGATGTTTCTTGCTCCAAGAATGTCAACAATTGTTCTTTTAGAAGAAACGTCATCCATTACAGAGAATTCTCCTAAAGTTCCATTATAAGGACCGTCTGGAATGAAGTCTGCAAAGTGCGGCTTAACAAGAACTTCATAGTAGCTTTTAGGTCCTACCGTAAATCTTTCAAACATTATATATTATTTTTTTAAGTTTCTGTTTCCTTGATTTGCCTTGTTAACAACTGCTCCAGAAGAGTTTGCAGTTGCAACTACATTGTAAACTCCTAGATCAGCCTTACATCCTTTGGTTGAAACAACCGTAACAAGAATGTCAATGCTGTTTAAATTGAAGGTAGAAACATCAATTACAACATTACCTGCATCAACAGTGATCTGTCCGTGTTTTTGCTTTCCTTCTTTGTCATATACGTGAACATTAATCACGTTCAAATCATCACCTGCTCCGAATGTTGAAGTATCGGTAACAGTGACAGTTTTTGCTGTTGCAGCTACTGCGAATGTTGCAGCAGCATTAAAGCCTGTGCAATCGCAGTTGTTGCACAATTCGTTTTGTAAAACGTCTTTTTCAAATCCAGTCATTATGCTAAAAATTTATTAGTTACCTGAAAATCCGATATCGTCACGCTCTCCATATTTGTCATCAGAGCCACCATTGTTTTTCGGTTTAGCTTGACCAACATTTTTAGCAGATTTTTCTTCAATATCTTTAATTCTATTCTCGACCTCTTTCCACTCATCACTTTCTGTGAAGTTTTGTGTTTTAATAGATTCTTTTACAGAATTGGTGATTTGCTCAATCACATTTTCTGGAAGTCCATCCTTGAAATGATCTTCGACTGCAGAATTAATTACTGCTTCGAAATCAACTTCTTCAAATGCTTTTTCGATGGCATTTGTAATCAATTCGTTTGTTACAGGTGTTTCCTCACCTTTGTCATTCTTAGAGAATAACTTTGCATTAACCAAAGCATTGGTAACTGCGGTTCCTACAATTGTTGCAAGATTTTTCATATTTAAAAAGTCAAAATTTTCGTTATTTTCTGGAGGTTTAACCAACGAGTTATAGGCGTTTAAAATAGTCATGTTTTTAAATTGCCAATCAGATTTGTTGATTACATTAGTTGGTTGTTGTTCTCCTTCTAGATTCTTCACAAAGCCATTATCAACGACTTCTTGACCATAAAACCAAGATTCAGCATCCATTAAATCAGTGATTTCTTGTGCTGACTTACCTGTAAGACCAACATAGTAATCACGAATATTGTTGTTGAATTTTCGAAGATTAGCAGCGTATTTTTCGATCTCATTAACATCTCCCCAAACACCACCAGAAACGTTGTGAATCATGTAGTAGGCGTTTTTAGAAATGCTTGAGTTTTTGGATGCTGATAAAATATAAGTAGCGGCTGAGCATACCATTCCAATCCCTAATGTCTCAACATAATATCCATCGTTTTCAAGTTGCTGGATGAAGTCATGCATTGCCATCGCATCACCAATTTGACCACCAAATGAATTGATTGTAATCTTGATGTTTTTTACACCAGAAGAAACTATTTCGTTTCTAAAGCTTTTAAATGAAACAGATGTTTCATCTCCAAACCAATTTTTATAAATCTCCTGTGTTTCAGCATCGACAATGACACCATCAATATAGACATCAAGTCTTTCGCCTCCTTGATTGGTTATGTTGTAATTAAAAAGTGGTAGTTTTTTCATATCTCTGAGAACTCCAACAAAGATATTTTCAAAAACAATTAGTAATATTTAATATTACTAAAAAAGGTCGATTAACTCGACCTTAAATATTAAATTTGATAAAACACATAAATGAAAACTTCTAGAAAAATTTACAATTGGTTGAATGATTTAGTCTTCGAAATTTATTATGAAAAAGACTACCGAAACTATTATGAAAGAGGAGGAAATTTCCGATTTCTCAAGATGATTATGTTTCTTCCTTTGTTTCTCGTTTATCACTTTTGGAAGGTGTTGCGAAACAACGGTCACAAATCCCAATGACTGTGGATTTTGGTATCCTAAGCTTTTGCGAAATTTGACCGTAAGACAACCCTCGATCTCTCTCGATGCAAACCATTAATTGTTGAGAATTAACTCCTGCATACTTGCAGAAACTATCAAAGTCAGCGATAGCCATCTCCAATGCTTTATGTTTATATAATGATTCTATTTCTGTCATAAAGTTGCAATTTCTGTTTGTTTATTATATTCATTTTGTGCATCAGTTATTTCCTTTTGGGAAACGACAACCTTTTTCTGAGATTCTCTACTTTGCAGTTCTGCAAGATCTTCGATTGATTTTTCAATACGTTCCATTCTTGAAGCATCACCAGATCCGCCAGATGATAAACTATTTTCGTAGTAGCTTCTAAAAACTGGAGGTCTTAGGTTTGAACCTAAATACGGACCGCCTTTCATGAATTTTTGCAAAGTAGCTCCACCTGCCCAGTCAACTCCTCCACCAATAGAATTAATTTTACTTGCAATTTGAGAAGGAGTTCCTGAAACAGTGTAACGATTATTATCTCGCATTGAAAACTTGTTGATGATAGCTTCATCTTTTTCAATAAATGCTTCCACATCATTAGTTTTTGGATTGATAATTGGCATGCCTCCGTTTTCTGAATGATAAGATCCGTTGTCTAATCTTCCACCAAGTCCGAACATTTTTCTAAATTTCCCACCTCGTCCATACTGAGCTTTACTGATTGCACTCAAATTAACCGCATATTTTGCAAGTGCTATACCTGCTAATAGAGAATACATTGCAATACCGGCACCTCCAAATGTAACACCGTTTAAAGGGTTGGAAGCTGCTGCAACACCAATGTTTGCAAGCTCCATCGCCAAAGCCATTTGAAGCTCTTGCTTCTTTATTTTCTTAAGTCTCTCTCCAGCTTCACGATCTGCAGCTTTTTTCTTTTCATCGGCTTGACGTTCCAGACTTTCTTTTTCGCCTTGAGATTGAGCCAATGCTTGATATTGCTCTTTTTCTAGGTCAATTCGTTGATAAGCTAATTCTTTTGATTTCTCAACTTGAGCGCGTTCAGACTCAAAGTAGTTATTCATAGCCGTTGTTGCTAAATCAAAGCTACCTGCAATTACATCACCAATTAAATCACCGTACTCAGCCTCATCAAGATTGAAGGCACTTAGTAGATTTTCTTTCAAATAGTTTTTAGTCGTCTGATCAGATGGCGACGCTAACTGTTTTTTTGTGGTTGATGGAAATTCTAAAAGCTTAGTATGAATTTGTTGATAGTTTAAAAGAATTGCATCAAGTTCCTGCTTTTCTTTTTCTGTTAATCCATGCATCGCTTTTTTAACAGAATAACTATTAATTAAAGCTTGAAGAGTTGTTAACTCAACTTGAAGGTTTTTGAGCTCAGCCTCATTAAGGATTTTAGCAAGTTGAATTTCGCGTTGTTTTCTTGTCAGTTTTTGATCAAGAATAATGTTTTGTTTTTGAAGCTCAGCATTAATGTTGTTTTCATTAATCTTTGAATTTCCTGCATTTTTAATTGTTTCATTGGTTAACAAAAATCTTTCTTTGAAAATTCGATTGAGATCTGCGATTAATCTTCTTTCACTTTCTGCGATATCGGCTGCTCTTTTTTCAGCATTATCTTTCGATTGTTGATTACGAATTTTTTCAAGTGCGTTCATTTCATTATTGAAATCTATTTGAGCCACAATTAACGCTTGATAGTACAATATTTCAGCATTGGTTTTGTCCACATCTGTTGCAAATTCATCACTATTAGCAATATCTAATTCTCGCTGTGCTTCCTGCTTTTTTTGTTCAAGACGTTTCTCAGCATCTTTTTTGTCGATTTCAAATAATTTATCATTCGCATCTTTAATTGTTTTTTCCTTAGCGAGATCTGCTTCAGCTTTTTGCTTTAATTCTTCTGCATTTCTACCTTTAAGGAAATTTGATTTTTTAACATAGAAATCAACGTTAATATTCATTGCTCTCTCGATGTATTCACGCTCAAGGATTTCTCCTTTAATATAGCTTTTCTCTAAATCAGCCAATTCCTTGTCTCGCATTGCTTCAAGATTTTTAAGATAATCTCGTTGCTCGCCAGTAAGTCTAGAACCACGATAAGTTTTGTCTTTATCTTTTTTTGGATCTGGAACTATTGGATCTCCATTTAAAATCGGATCATCTGGATTAATACCTTTCGCGTTATTAGCTGCGATAATATCACCAAGAGCTCCAAGGTCTTTTGTTAGTGTTTTTACTCTTGCAACTGTTTTATCTAGTTTATCCTCAGCATCACCTTCTCCAATTCCAAGCATACCGCCTACTCCTTTCGCAAATTCACCCCACGACCTTTTATCAAAAACATTGTTTTTATACTTATCTGCTTCTGCTTTTGCCTTTTTCAGATCATCAAGAGAAGTTTCTGCTTCAAAAAGTTCAGCAGCTTTACGATCATAAATTGCTATAGCTGCTTTTGCTTTTGCAACCTCAAGTAATTTGTTTTTATAAGCATCTAAAATTTTAGTTCCTTGCGCTGTTGTGAAGTTTTCTAAAGTCAACCCTTCAAGATATTTTGGATTGATCGCTATTAAATCATTTAAAGCTCTTTTTCTAGTGTCAAGAGAAAGATTATTATTTTTAATGATTGCATTAAGTCTTTCAATCTTGCCCATTTGACCAGAAATAGTATCAGAAACTTGCTTGTTAATTTCTGCAATTACCTTCATCATAGTGGCGTTATCTTTCAAAGCTTGACCTTGTACTTTTAGCTTTCCTGTAACATTTTCAGTTTTTTGAGCATACAACATTGTTGCACTGCCAACTGCTGCTAACATCGCTAAAATCCAACCCCAAGGAGTAGCAGCCAATGTTAGATTTAATCCCATTATGAATGCTCTTAATCGTACTGTGCTGATTCCAAAAAGATTCATTGTACCAATTAACAACTGATAAGCACCATTGACAATGCCTAAAACCACTGCATGAGCAGTCTCTAAAGCAGTTGCCGTAACAATTAAGGCGTTGCCTAATCCCATACGAATCACCCATTCAGCTAATTGAATGTTTTTAGCAATTAATGCCTGAACATTTGACCAATAAGCCAATGTTAAAAATCCGATAAAAGTCAACCAAACAGAGAAAGGAACTTTTGTAATAGTAGTGGCTAATAAAGCAATAACACTAACTGTTGTACTAATGGCAGCAATAAAGGATTTATTTGATCCAACTTTAGTGATCATATTGTCAACTCTATTTAGCTCAGCTTGAAGTCCTCTAACGGGTTCTTGACCTGATCCGTAAGTTTTCTTAAGTTCAGTGGCAAATTTTGGAAGAAAGTCTTTTGAATAAATTTCTCCCTTAGACATCGCTTTATCTAATTCTGCTGTCGTCATGTTCATAGCTCGTGCTGCAATTCCAAATGCACCTGGGACACGCTCTCCAATTTGTCCACGAAGTTCTTCAGCTTGAACCTTACCTTTAGACGCGATTTGTCCAAAAGCTAACATAACACCGTTAGATTCTTCTTGTGAGAGTTTTAGATTGGCAGCGGCTTCTGATGCTGCTTCATAAATATCCCTAGCTTGTTGCGGACCACCACCAGACTGTGTAAATGCAGCAAAAAAAGATTTGAAACTTCTAGTTGTTGCTATGGTTTGAAGTCCTAGTCTTTCAGTTATATCATTTAGAAATTTTTGATTTACAGCCAGATCTCCTGTTTTCTCTGAAACATTTTCCAAAGCTTTATCCATCGAATCAAAAGCCAAAGCATCATTTTTAATTCTAGATGCCAAATTTGTCGCCGCTTGAAATCCAACATACCCCAACGCAAAAGAAGCAATTTGACCTTTCAAATCAGAAAAATGACCTTTCAAGGTATTAGAAATCTGCGCTCCAATATTTCCAACACCTTGTAACTGTGTTTGAGTTCTTTTGATTTCTGCGTTATAATCTGCTGCTGCTTTTCTGTTTTCAATTATTTTTTGCTCAAGACTTTCAAAACTAGCGGCTCCAGTTGTTTTGACAATATTTAATTGATTTTTTAGATCCAATAATTCGCGATCAAGCTCAGTAACTTTGTTTTTAGCTTTGTTGATTTGAGTGGCTATTACTTCGCCTAATCCAGAGTTTTGTAAGGATTGGATAACTCCCGAATCAATAGACGATAATCCAATAGTTTTGGGATAATTACCCACGTTTCTTTGGAACTGCCCCAATCTTGCATCGATGGCTTTTAACTTATTATCTAAAGAAGTAACTTGAGCTTCAGCTTGTTTAAATTCGTTAGAATCAAGACCAAACTTCAATGCTGTGTCTTTCGCGTCATTTCTCATTTGGTTGAGCTGACGTGAAAGTTTTTGATATTCAGTTAACGAAGCTTTTGCTTCATCTTTTACGCGTTTCTGCTCTTCTCTTTGGATTTTAGTAGCAATAGCCAGAGCTTTCGCTTCATTAGTTAACCGAACACTTTCTTGTCGTAGTTTTTCGGTTTCGATTCTCGCTTGAACGATTTCAACGGACTTCATTTTGCCCGTTTCAGCTTTTAAAGCTTGGAAATTCTTTTTCGATTCGTCGAATAACTTATTCACACGAGTCATTTCTGCAAGGAGTTCCTTCTGTCCTTGAAGTTTTAGATCGTATATTTTTGTAATGTTGGTAGCCATATAATAATATTAAATATTACTTTTTGATTAAAATTTAGCGAGGAATATCGCCATATAAGCACATGAGTTGATTGTACTGAGTGTCAAAAACTTTATCAATTTCATTGTTGTTATTTTGACTTTGATTATTAACAACAACTGCATCAGTTAAGATGCTCGATTTTGATGGATAAGTGTTTTTGTCTTCATACTCGGTTATAGGATACCATTTTCTTAACATTACTTTTGTCGAATCGTTTTTACCTGGAATAAAATTTTTAATAGAAATAAGTTCCCATAGTTCACCGTTCAAGTCAATTCTTTCCCGATGATACCAGTTTGTTATATCTGTATTGTTTAAGTTAAATTTTGATGTTAGCCATTGTCCATTGTTCATTATTGCTAGTCGTTGCCAGAAGAATCTTTTTAGAAGTCCAGTTCCAACGACAAACAAATCCTTTTTCCCAATTTTCTCATCGCTATAAGAAAGAATTGGATCATTCTCACCTCCTTGCTTATAATTGACAGCAAACATGAAAGGATAATCCGTTCTGTTATCACCATCAAACACCCAACCACCAACGCCAGTAACCAAGCCTTTATAGTAGGCAGTTTTTGGAATAAATGTATTTTGAGCTTCAGAGCTAGAAGTATTTGAAATATTTTCAGGGACCAAACAAATCATCTGAGGCGCTTCTCCAGTTACTCCCGAAAAATCATCAACTAGATAATGCATTGTAGCTGCATAGAATCTATTTTCAAAAGGTTTCTTCTCAGCTTTGAATCGTTCGTCAAAAACATATTTAGCAGCGGCCAAAGTGATTTTATATCGATCTTGAACGATTTTCAAGGCTCCATCGTTACTGTCGTCTTTGAATTTAAAAACAAATTCGCGTTCATTGTCGTCGTAAATATCAATGATGCTTTCAAAACTTACATCTTCCTTACTAGACCAATTGATGGTATTTTTAGAGAAATATCCTTGTTTTTTTGTTGCAGAATCATTCCCGACAAAATATTCATGAGCTGGCTCAATTACTACTTCTTTATTTGTTGGATCTGTTTGAAAGTTGAGATTAAATAAATCTGATTCTCCTTTTAAAAAATCAAGAAATTTATATTTCTGTAAACTCAAATAGGAGTCAAATGTTATTTGTCCACCAATCGGAACTCTAAAATAATCAACTTGAAATTGATCAACTGATAGTTCACAATTGACAATTCCACCACCACCCCATTTGTATAAGTCCAAAAGCACCTTACAAGAAATCTGATCAGTGACATTAACGCTAAACATTCTAAAACTAGTTCTAACATCACTGCCTTGATTTTCTCCACTATTTATCAAAATATCTTCTCCTACCAAGTTTCCGTTATTAAACCAGTGTACTTTGATTGTGCAATTGCTTCCTGCTGTAGCGTTATAATTATAAAATACCATGCAGGAGAACATAGCATCCAGAGGTCCATAATCTGGAGTGTTATATTTCCAGTTCATAGATCGTCCTCCTGTGTCATAATTGTAATCTCCACCTACAACAGTGTTATTATTGTCAAATCCCGGTGTTGCATCTAGAACATTTAAATCAACATATTCGTTAATTCCTCCATCGAAAAATCTCACTTCTGTTGATCGTGCTCTAAACTTATGAATATCATATTTTGTTCCTTCAGAAGTTAGAAAAGCACCCCATGTCCAAGGCATTACCTGTCGTCGGTAATAATCAGTGTCAAGAAAATCGGATTTAACTCTATAACCCAACATCTGAAATGCCCAATAAATTGTCCAAAATTTGGAGATACTAGGCTTCATTGACAGTACATGATAGTTTTTATCATTTCTTGCTTCTGGATCTAGCGGTCCTGCATACTTCACAGGTGCAAATACATAAGGAAGATTCTCGTTTCTTCCATCAAATCCCCAAGAATTGATAATGTTTTGCTTTGAAAAATCAAACTCAATTCTTTTTAAAATATCATAAAGAGTAACATCTTTCATGTCGATTAACCAATCTGCATTATTTCCAAATGCATTTAGCTCATAAGATGTTGGTTTTCCGTTTTTTTTGTATGCACGTTTCGGGATGGCTTTTCCTACGAAAATTTCAATACCTCCAGTTTCTGCGACAAATTTTCTAATACTTCTGAAATACTTTCCAACAGAAGTATCTTCAACAGAAGTATTATGAAATCCGTTGAGCTTTCTTTGATTGTTTAACGTTGCTGGTAGTTT